ATGCGCACGGTAACCGACTCTGATCGGGTCGAGCAGCAGAAGCTACGGGAAGAGTTCCCCGACTGGTCGATCATCATCACCGACCGGGACCGTTGGTGGGCGACGCGCGGGCCGCTGCCCCGCGACCAGGCGGGCGAGGTCGCCGACCTTGAAGACGACACCGCTGACGGGCTGCGTATCAAGCTTCAGGCAGTGACCCAATGAACTCCGCGGTCCCGGTCAGCGGGCGCGCACCGGGACCGCGGGCACGACGTCGGACGGCCGCCGGGCAGTACGTGGCCCGTGCCTGCTCAGCGCGCCGTCCGACTCCAACCCGCAGGGCGGCCAACATCCGGCCCTGCGGCAGGGGGGACCCCGCGCGGCCGACACCGACCCCCGTCGGGCGTCGGCCGCGCGGGACGCACACAAGGAGGACGTTGTGAGCGGTGTTCATGAGCGGCCTCCGCATCACCGCGAGTTGATCACCAGGCACTGCATCTCCAACTGCGGGTGGCTGACGCAGGGGCTCGACGACGGGCGGGTGACGTTCCTGCCTCCGGAGCTGGCGTGGCCGCCCGGGGTGCCGATGCCGGTGCTGGAGCACCGGCGGCGCGGCGACGGCGGCGTGCCGTGGTGGTACTGGGCGGTGCCGGGCGAGGAGGCCGTCCCGATCTGCCCGGCCAACCGCGGGGACCTGGCGGTGACGAAGCTGGACGAGCTGCTCACCGCGCACCGGGCGTGGCGACCCGCGCCTTCCTGACCGGGGGGTGGCGGCGCGAGATCCCCCGACGCCCGCCCCGCCGCCCTCCACCAGACGTCGCATGGCTGCCCGCCCGGGTCATCCGGACTGATCACCCGGAGCCTGACCGGCGGGGGCCATGCGACCCAGACGCGGGCGCGTCGGTCGGCATCGCGGGTCCGGCCGGCGCGCCCGCTCTATTCGTCCGCGTCGTCGCGCTCGGCGGCGGCCTGGCGCGCGGCGTCGTACGCCTCGCCCATGGTCGCGTCCGGGTGCTGCTGGAGGTGCTGGGCGACGAGCCGGGCGACCTCGTCCACCTCGATCCCGTGCTCGTCGCCTAGGGCGTCGGCGACGTCGTGGAGGCCCGGGTCGTCCAGGACGCGGGCGGCGATGTCCTCGCCGAACGCGGCGGCCAGGACGGGCCGGTAGCGGTCGATGCGGGCGTTGGTCCGCGCGCGGACGTAGGAGTCGGTGATCTCTGTCATGTCTTGGAGGAACTGCTCGCTGGCGGTTTTCGCGGAGGGGATGCCGTTTTCGCGGGCGAGGCGGCGCAGGTGCTCGCGGGAGTAGCCGGTGAGCTGGGCGACGGTGGCCTGTTTGACGCCGGAGTTGGGGTACAAGGCGATGAGGATCGCCTCGTGGAGGTCGGTTTCGGCTTGCTGGTGGGTGTGGACGGCGTCGCGGAGCCACTGTTCGACGCTGGGTGTCTTCTTCGCCATGACCCCATCATGCCACATGTGTTGGCCAACTCTCTTGCCATATGCCAACTCATGTGGCCATAATGGTTGGCATGACGAAGACGGCGAAGCCCCAGACGGCCACCTGCAAGCGCTGCCACGCCACCCTCCGCAGCGCCCGCAGCGTGACCCGCGGCTACGGCGACCACTGCTGGACGATGCAGCAGCGCGAGACCGCCGTCGCTCGTCTGAGCCGCGCCTTCAAGGGGGCCGAGAAGACCCGCCGCGACGCGCTGGAGCTGCTGGAGGACCAGGCGCTCGTCCCCACCCGCCACGACGGCCAGTTCCTCGCGGTCAGCAGCGACGGGGACACGGTCTACCTGGTGGACACGGTCGAGCGGTCGTGCACCTGCAAGGGCCACGGCCGGACCGGACGCTGCTACCACCTGGTCGCCGCCGACACCGTCGAGATCACCACCACCCCGGCGCGCGAGTTCGCGCTCGCCGCCTGATCAGCCACCTACTAGGGAGAACGCGTGACTGCCATGACCAGCGAGAAGCCCACCGCCCCCCTCCTCTTCGGCACCCTCACCGACACCGAGCTGGAGGCCCTCATCGCCATGCTCACCTCCTCCCTCACTCACATCGGCTGGTGCCTCGCCGACGCCGAGGACGGCGACGACACCACCGCCTGGTCGGCGATCTACCTGGAGATCGACGCCCTGATCTGACGCCCTGCGGGGCCCGCTCCGGCGGGCCCCGCCCGGCACGGGGAGTAGCAGACGCAACGAACGCCCCCGCCCCTCCATCGCGGAGGAGCGGGGGCGTTCTGCTGGTCGGGTTACCGGCCGTACGAGCCGTCCCGCGCGGGCGTGCGCGGGGTGTGCTTGGCCAGCCACCCGGCCACGCCGGTCAGCGCGGTCGTGATGACGCCGACGATCGCGGCCTGGAGGATGTCGGCCAGCCCGGCGAGCGCGGGCACCTTCACCACCAGCAGGCCGACGACGAACGACGCGACGGCGGCGGCGGTGGTCGCGGCCGTCACCTTCTTCTCCACGGGTGCGGACATGGTCACTCCTTCGGGGGCAGCGCTGCGCGGACGAAGCAGTCCTTCGCCTCCAGCAGCTTGCGGAGCCCGGCCGTCAGCTCGGGGCCGTCGGGCAGGGCGCGGATCATCTCCTCCGCCAGCTCCCCGCACGGGCGGGACACGGCCTGGAGGTGCTCGGGGAGGTGGTCGTACTCGAAGTGGCGGGCGAGGTGCTGCGTGCCCGGGTGCCGGTCGGTGAGGTCCTGCACGGTCTACTCCTTCGGGGTGTTGAGGCGGACGGCGAGCTGGTCCACGACCTGACCCGCCAGCTCCGCCGGGATCGCGGCCGCGATGCGCTCCGGCGTCAGGTCGGCCAGCACCAGGCGCGCGACCTCGGCCTCGTCCACGTCCGGCGACTGCCGCGCGAGCTGGGCGAGCGTGGCCTTGACCTGCTGCACCGAGCTGTAGGCGTCGCGCAGGATGTTCACGTGCCGCCACGTCGGGTTGTCCTTGGCCGCGGTGCCGGGCGCCGGGGCGGTGTCGGTGTTCCACACGATGTCGCGGATCTTCTTGAGATCGGCGTCGGACAGGGGCATGTCGTCGTCCTCCTGGGGGTTGCCGGTGAGGCTGCCGTCGCGGACCATCCCGTAGAGGATGGAGCCGGGGCAGCTAGTGGAGATGAAGTCGCGGTGGCCTCTGACGGCCCCGGCGACGCCCTTGCCGCGCAGCCACGCGCGCAGCTCCTTGAACGCGGCGACCTGCTCGGCGGTCGGGCGCTCGGCGTCGCCGGACATGAACGTCACGCTCGTCCACGTGTTGTTGCCGCCGGGCTGCGCGGCCTGCACGCGGCCGAAACCGCGACCCTCCAGGACGACGCCATGCGGGCAGACCGCGAACGAGTACCCGATGTCGGCCCAGTTGCGCGACGGGCCCATGTGGAACTTGCGGGTGTTGCGCCAGTAGGTGCGGCACGCGTCATGGCCCTTACCTGCGAGTCCCTGGTTCGACCCGTCGTAGTGGACGACCAGGCCGTCCCGGCAGGGCGCGGCGGCTGCGGCGCTCGGCGGCCAGCCGAACACCGACCTGTTCTCCAGCTTCATGGGCTGTCCTCTCGCACGCAGTACGCAGCGTCGCGCGGCCCGTCGGGCGTGACGACGCTGCCGGTCTCCACTCGATAGCCGTCCGGGCACGACGGGCCCGGCGGTCCCTGCTCCCCGCGCGGGCCCTGCTCGCCGACCGGGCCGCGCTCGCCCGCCGGACCCTGCTGCCCGGGAGAGCCGTCCTTGCCCCCCGCGCCGTCCTTGCCCGGCTGACCGGCCGTCCCCGACGGACCCACCCGGCCCGGCGCGCCGGTCGTCCCTGGCCGCCCGGGAGCACCTGCTCCTCCGCGCGCGCCCGGAGCGCCAGTCGCACCCGCCGGCCCCCGCCCGCCCGGCTGCCCCGACGGGCCCGGCGACCCGGGACTCCCCGGGCTGCCCGTCGCGCCGGGCGGGCCCGGTGGCGGCGACACCTTCGGCACCCCGCCGAGCTGCCGAACCTGATCGGCGAGCACCCGGTTGTCCGCGCGCGCGGACACCGCGTCCGCCCGAATTGCGCGGTTGTCGGTCTGGAGATCCCGGACCGCCGACCAGGACCAGACGGCCAGCACCAGGAACACGCCGACCACGACGACGACGCCGGCGTTCCGGCGCACGCCCCGCCGCACCTGCTGCGCATCAGTCATTTGCCGCCGCCGCTCTTGAGCTGGAGCAGGATCGTGATGAGGAACAGCGCGGACGGGATGACCCCGGAGTAGATCGCCGTGCGCCAGGACGTGCCCTGCCGGTCGTTCTGCCGGTCGAGCTGGTCGCGGATGTCCTTGTCGCCGTCCTTGCGGGCCTGGCGCTCGTCGGCGACATCGCGCTCCAGTTCGGCGAACCGCCGCTCGGTCTCCGCACGGTCACGGGTGTGCAGATCGACGGGGACCAGGCGGAGGCCCATGTCGCCGAGATGCTGCTCGATACGGTCCAGGCGCCGCACCACCTCGCCCATGCTCCAGTCATTGGTCATCTACACCCCGTCCCAGACGAGTTCGATCCGGCACTCCTGGCCGGGCGTGGTGTCCACGGCCGTGATCGTGGACTCGTCGGAGTAGTAGAGGATCAGCTCGATGCGGTCGCCAGCGGACGCGTACACCCGCCACGTTGCCGAGCAGACCTTGAGCCCGCCGAACGCCACGAACGGTTCCGGCCCTTCCCACCCGGCCAACCCCGCGCCGGTGTGCGATGCGCCGTTGACGGCGATGGATGGGATCAGCACCAGGCCGGCCGCGCCGCCGCCGGAGATGCTGACCGCGCCGGTCACCAGCCACCAGCCCGACCACCCGGCGGGGACGGTGTACCGGGTCGGCTGCCCGCTGCTCCATCCGCCGTGCGAGTCCTCGTCCACCCCGCTGGAGTTCCACGCGACGGCCTGGTTGACGGCCTCGGTGACGGTCAGGCCGGTGGTGCGGCGGGCCCGGAACCGCGGCGGCGACAGCAGCGCCGTCAACGGATCGCGAATCCACGCGTTGAACCGGGCGGGCAGCGACCCGACCGGCGCGCCCGGCACGAACACCGGGACCTGCGGGACCGGCATTAGAGGCTCTGCCAGACCGCGATCAGCCGGGAGTGGTCCCCGGCCCCGCCCTTCACCGACAGGGCCGACCCCTGGTTCTGCTGCATCTGCAACTCCACATAGTCGCCCGCGTTCATGCGGATCAGCGCGGTCGCGGACACCGCCGTGCCGCTGGTGGACACCGCCGCCGGGACGGTGCTCGTCCCGGTGTAGGCGGTGGTGCCGTTGACCAGCAGCCGCGCCGCGCGCCAGCCCGCGCTGGACGACGGTTCGCCGACCGCCGCCAGGCCGTGCACGAAGTACAAGCCCGCCCGCTGGCACGTGTAGCGGGTGTTGTTCGTCGTGTTGTCGTGGCCGCCGTAGTTGTCGATGTGCTCGCCGATCATCTGAATCGACGTCCACCCCGACGCGTTCGAGGGGATGGTCTGGGTGGTGCCGATCGAGTTGAGGCGGGCGGCCGGCGGGTAGCGCAGGAACCGCAGCACGTCGTTGACGTGCCGGTTCAGCGGGACCTTGGTGTAGGGGCCGACGGTGCCGGTGGAGTCGGCGGTGAGCAGGTCGTTGGCCGTCCACGTGCGCGGCAGCGCGGGCAGCGGAACGACGGTGCCGGTCGCTGAGCACGCCCACCGCAACGTCAGGCTCGGGCACTTGGTACCGGTGCTAGTGGCCACCGTCGCCCCGGTGTCCTGCCACGCCATCAGCTCGACGTACTGGTCCACGGCCAGGTGCAGCAGGTCCACCACAAGCATGTCGGTCGCGTGCCCGGCCCCCCCGGTGATCTTCATGCCCTCGTAGACCGTGCCGCCGTTCAGGCGGATCCCCGCGACGTGGACGCGGTTGCCGTTGGTGGCGACCATCGGCACGTACCCCGTGCACAGATACCAGTCGCCGCTGTTGGCGGTCTGCGACGCAGCCCACCGCGGCTTGTTCGCGGAGTCGCTGTGCCCGCCGACCGCGTCGATGATCTCGGTCAGCGGCAGCGGCGTCCACGTGCTGGTGGGGACGTTGACCGCGCCGGTGCACAGCCCTTGAAACAGCGGCCGCGACCGGTGGAACAACACCGCGCCGGAGACGTCCGACTCCAGATACCGGGCATCGACGGGCGACCCGAGCCCCCCGGCGCCCTGCTCCGACCAGTCGGCGGGCTCGGTCGGCTCCAGCGTCGGGAACCCCGACGGCAGGGTGTATCTCACGGGCTCACCATCCGATCGTGGAGTTGCCGAGCACGCCCTTGACGGGGTCGCCGAGCACCAGCACCTGCGGAGGCGCGGGCGCCAGCGTCAACGCGACGCTCGCGCGGGTCTGCCCGGTGCCGGAGGTGATGTCGTGGGACACCGTCATGACGCGGCACTGCGCCGTCACCGCGGGCTGCCCCAGCGGCCGCCGCACCACGGTGATGAGGTCGCCGACCTCCACGCCCAGCACCAGCGGCCACGCCGCCGGGTACCGGGCCGCGTCCACGACCACCTGCTCCCACCGGTGCCTCGGCGTTTTGTGGACGGCGAGCAGCCACTCGGCGAGCCCCCACGCGGCTTGCGGGCTGTACAGCGAGGTGTTCCGCTCCAGCGGCCGGGCCCCGTACCGGGAGATGCTGTCGGGGTCGGCGGCGATGTGCGTGCGGGGCGCGATGGCGGTGACGGCGTACTCGTTGTCGTTGTTGAGCGTCACCGAGTTGTACAGGTGGGTGAGGTCGTAGTCGGGCGCGGCGTCGGCCTGGAACGGAATCTCCCCGGCGCCGGTGTTGTCGCCCAGGACCCACCGGACCGGCTGGCGGTGCATGAACCGCTGGGACATCACGCGCAGGTATCCGGCGCCGTCGGCGAACACGAGCCCGTTCTCGGTCTCCATCATGTCGCCTAGCGTCTGCGCCAGGGCTCCGCCCGATGCGGTGTCGCGGGAGTGCTGTGCGTCGCCGAACATCAAGGTGCGGGGGACGTCTGATCCGGTGATGGCCAGCCAGCGCTGGGCCCGCTGGTGCACGGCCTCGTCGTCGGCCCACGCATTGCGGGCGTCCACGCCCAGCTCTTGCAGTTCGGCGTCGCTCAGCCACCGGTCGTACACCGCCAGATGGGCGTGGCTCGCGTTCAGCGAGTTGCCGTTCCAGAACGCGTCAGCCTCACCGCCGAAGCTGATCGAGTCGAAGCCGTCCACCAGGTCAGCGGACCCGGCCACGAACAGCGTGGGGTCCTGGAGGGTGACCCGCCACGAGGTGCGGGTCAACCGCAGGCTCCACGGCGACCAGTCCCCGACCACGAACCCCTGGATCGAGTACGTCGTGGTCGCCGCGTGGGTGTCCTTGTCCCAGACGGTGACCGCCACCGTCATGCCCGACAGCCACACCTTGATGACGCTGCCCTGGCCCGCGCCGCCGCCGGGGTCGAGGTTCCGCAGGATGCACAGCGTGCCGTCGGGCGCGGCCGCGTCCGGGCGCAGCATCCCGCAGATCGTGATGCCGCCGGAGATCGCCGGGAACGCGCGGTCCTCAGCGATCAGCGCGTACCCCTTGTCGGTGTCCCCACCGGCCAGGCCCGACTGCTGCCACCCGGAGCCGGGGTCGCCGTAGATGCGGGTCTGCCAGTGCCCGTCGCTGTCGGTGGAAGCCCCGAACTCGGCCTTGCCGTTCGCGCCGGACCCGTACTTGCTGCGCGCCAGCGTCGCAACCGCTTGGGAGCGGCCCGCCACGTTGAGGGCGCTGGGCGACCCGGCCGGGTCACTGAGCGGCCAGTACGCGTAGGGGCGGCGGCGCAGGATCTCCCCGCGCAGCGGCGTCGGGAGCGTCGCCACCAGAGTTGCGATCGCGTCCACGCCGGAGGCGTCCACGTAGCCGTGGTGCGGAGTGACCCACCGCCGCCGCCACCGCTCAACCCACCCGGCGCTGACCGGGTAGATCTTGCCCTGCCACGCCATGAGGAGCTGGTACGGCGTGTAGATGTCCAGGGCGCCGCCGGGCGTGGGGGTGGCCCCGTTGTCGAAGTTCCGCAGGGTTATCTGCGCTTCACCGGCCTGCGGGCGGCCCAACTCGTACTGCACACCCCGCCCCGCGCGCAGCCCCTCGAACCGGCCCGTGTGGTTGGTCCAGTTCACGCGCGTGAGCGGCGTCTCCAGCCCGACCGTGTGCCCGAGCTGGAGACGCGTCGCCGGCCAGTTCGCGTTCGGCTGCGGCCACGGCGTCCCGGTCTCGCGGATCGCGACGACCAGGCCCGTCCAGCCCACCGCGGAAGCAGTGGACCACGTCGCGGTCTGCGCTGCGGAGGTGGCCCGGCACGCCACCGACAGGCGCAGGTCCGGGCCGTCGGGGGCACCGCGCGACACCTGCGACAGCGCACCCCACCCCGTCCCGGGCGGCGTCACGGCGAGGCCTGCGTTGCTGGTGGCGGCGGCCGCGATGACCAGGGAGTTCGCGCCGGGGGCGGGCAGGTTCACCGAGAGACCCGTCGCTGATCCGGCGCTGCCGGGCGTCGCGCTGACGACGTCCACGAACCCGTTGGTGAACCCGCTGATCTCGATCACCTGGAGCGCGACCGAGCCGACGTCGTCGGCGGCCAGGTGCGACACGGCGGCGTAGATGACGTTCATGGCCCACGGCGCGTACTGCACGCGCGGGCACACCCACACCTCCACGCGGGTCGTGGTGGCCTGGTGGTAGGTGGAGCCGCACAGCGTCCACCAGTTGCGGGCCAGGTCGCCGATGGACGCCAGCGGGAGAGTCCCGTCCCAGAACCGGTAGGTGATGACCGCGATCAGCCAGTTGTCGGGGTTGGGTGCGATCGTGAGGTTGAGGTCCTCGCGGCCCCCGGCGGTGTCCCAGTACTGCACGATGTTCAGGGCCATCATCGACCTCCGAACTGCGCCAAGCCGGGATTCCTCACGTTGCGTTGTGCGGCCTGGCGCTGCACGACGTCGAGCAGCTCGCCAGCGGCCCACACCGACCCGGCGACGTGGAAGTGGTTCTCCACGCGGTTGACCGTTGCGGCGGCGGGCTGCCGGGCGAGCGGCGCGTAGGTCTTACGCGGCGGCGTGGGGAACTGGCCGGTCGCCGGGGTGAGCTTGGGGCCGCTGGTGGCCTTCTCCCACCCGACCGGGCCGGGCCCGGTCGCCGTGCCCCACCCGGCCTTCTTCAACTCGACCGCCCGGCCCTTGGCGGCGTTGATGGCCTCCAGCACCGGCCGGTACACCCGCGTGGAGGCCGCATTGATCACGAACTCCTTGTTACTCAGCCGCGCGAGGATCGAGTCCGACGTGGTCGTGCCGGGCCCGCGCACGTACCCGCCGCCCGGATAGCCGACCGGGCCGCCACCGGCGTAGCCGACCAGGCCGCCCTGCGCGTGTCCGCGAGTGCCCAGAACGATGCCGCCGACCCCGGCGAGGATGCCGCCGATCCGCTGCGCGAAGCTGCGGATCTGCGCCTCTGCGCTGCTGGTCTGCGCGGTGACCTTGACGTTCTTCTTCGGCGGGATCTTGTCGGCTGAGTGCTTGACGCCCATGAGCTTGTTCGCGAGGTCCTTCGCCTCGCGCTTGGAGTAGCCCATGCTGACCGCAGCGTCGATGATCTTCTTGCGGGCCGACGCCATGAACTTGCCGACATCGTTCGCCGACCGGCCGTTGTCGCGCATCGCGATCGCGTTCTGATGCGCGGCCTTGGCCATGGACGTCAGGGCCTGCTCGTTCTCGATGCCCTTGGCCGAATTGAACCCGTGGGCCTTGCCGTTCTCCTTGATCGTCTTGGTCAGATCGATCACGGCCTGGCCGTACTGCGCCGCCGCCTCCCGCGAGGTCAGCGTCTTGCCGGTGAGCGAGTCGAGCGCCTGCTTGAGCTGCTCCGCCGACTTGCGGGCGAGCTGCATGAGCTGCTGGTTGGTGGACAGCTCACCCGACGCCGACCCCACCGCAGGCACCAGCCGCTGCTGCACCGACGCGGCCACGGACCCGGCGGCGGCGGCGACGTCGCTGCTTTCCTTCTTCCACAGCTTGGAGACGTCCACGAACCGGCTGACGCCGTCCACGACCATGCCGATCGGCCCGGCCAGGTACACCAGCAGCATCCGGCCGATCTCGGTGATCACCGGGATGACCGGTCCGAGCGCGTCGGTCACATCGGACCACGACCCCGAAAAAACGTTGATCACGGGGTAGAGGTCCATCAGGACGCCCGCGAGCATCCCCGCGACCCGCACGATCGCCGAAATGTCCTTGAGGAAGTTCGCGAATTCCTGCGGGTTGCGCTGGACGGCCTCCGAGATCGAGATCAGCCCGTCAGCGACGTTCTTGAGGACGACATCCATCGCCGGGCCCAGGTGCATGATGACGCCCTGGAAGGAGCGGGTGAAGGACGTCAGGACGGGGCGCAGGCGCAGCAGGGCGCGCGCGAACTCGCCGACGAACAGCTGAACAGCAGGCGCGAGTTCCCGGAAGCTGTCGCGGACGGTGGGCCCGAACGCGTCGAACGTCTGCCGCCCGACGCGGACGACCTCGCGGAGCGTGCCCTCGAAAGGCTTCGCCCACTGCTTGGCCTCGGAGACGACATGCTTCTTGAGGCCGGAGAACTCCCGCTTGATCTCCTGGTTTTTGGCGGCGACCGCGAGGCCAACCGCCGCCAGCGCGCCGCCGATCGCCAGCACCGTCGCGCCGCCAGCCACGGTCGCCAGCACCGGCAGCGCCAGCAGCATCGGCCCGATGCCGCCGAGCCCGGCCGCCGCCTTGTCTTTGATCGACCCGAAGCTGAACCGCGCGGCCCGCTCGATCTCCCGAAAGGAATCGTCTCCGTCGTCGCCGAGGTCACCGAACTGCTGGCGCAGCCGGGCGATCAGCAGGTTGTGCTGCTCGATGTCCCCGCTGGCGCGGAGCTGCGCGAGGCGCTGCGCCGCTGCTGCTTTCGCGGCCTCCCGGGCGAGTTCCCGGTACTGCTCGGCCTCCTGGTCCACCGCGCGGGCCTGCGCGCGCGCCGCCCGGGAGGCGGCCATCTGGGCGCGCTCCAGGTCGCGCTGCGCCTCCGCGGCGGCCTGCGCGGCGCGGGCCGCGTTGCCCTGCCCGGCTGCGAGCTTGCGGGCCTCCTCCGCCGCGCGCCGCTGCGACCGGGCCGCGCGCTCCCCGGCCTCCTGCGCGGCGTGGCCCATCCGCTGCGCGGCCTCGCGCGCGTCGGCGTTCTGCTCGCCGAAGTGGTCGGCCTGCCGGGCAGCGCGCTCCAGGTCCTGCACGTAGGAGCCGACGTCAGCGACGAACCGCTCCACGACGTCGGGCAGGTTGCTACCGGCCATGGACTGCCCTCCAGAACGCCGCCACCGCAGCCTCGGTCGCACGGCCGGACTCGCGCACCTCGCGGACCGCTGGCCGCATGTAGGGGCGCGGCGGGATCACCGTCATGTGGTTGCGGCCGGTGACGCCGCCGAGTTCCTGGATGCGCGCGTACACCACGCCGTCGGGGCCTGCCGCTGCCATCCACCGGCCCGCGCCGATCTGCCGCGCGGAGGTGACGGTCACCTTGTCCCGCAACCTGCCGGAGATTTTGGCGGGCGGTTGGCCGGGCGGCGACGGGGTGGGGGTGCGCGGGGCGTGGGAGCGGCGGGCCAGGGTGCGGCGGATCTCGTCCCGGCCCGCCTTCGCCATGGCGAGCGCGGCGGCCTGCCCGCCCTCGCGCTCAGCCCGCCGCGCCATCTCCCGCAGTCGGTTCCCGTTGCTGCTCATCCTGGACCTCCCGCATGACGTTGAGGACAGGAATCAGCCAGTCGAACAGCCAGGCGGGGACCTCATCGACTTCGCGCGGCGTCCACCCGAACAGCTCGGCGAACTGCACATACGTCAGCGCATCCAGCGCGCGGGCTGACGGCTCATGCCCGGGGATCTCGCGGCCGCGGAGGTGGTTTTTCAGTCGGAGGAGCTGTCGCCACTGTGGGACTCCTTCGTCCCGTCGCCGTCCTTCGCCCTGGAAAAACCCACCTCCTCCCAGTGGTCCTCGGTTGCGTCCACGAGCTTCTTGTAGGCGCTGTTGGGCAGGAACTGGAGCTTGTCGGCGACGCCCTTGGGGAGCGGCTGGTCGAACGACCACCCCTCGATGAGGTGGGCGATGAGGGTGTCCCGGATGCGGGCCATGCCCGCCGGGGAGAAGTCGCCCGACAGCTTGCCCTTGGCGTCGGCGCTCGGCATGAGCCGCAGCACTGCCACCGAGACCCGGCGGGGCATCTCATCGACGTCGGTGATCTCGGCCCACCGCTCGGAGCCGTCCTTGTTGGTGCCCAGATCGACGCGCATGGTTCGTCGGTCCTCTCTCTTGTTGATCAGGCGTAGGTGGTGACCGTGTTCTTGACCACGGCCTTGATCGGGGACAGGCCGCCCGACGCGGACGCGTCGGTGCTGTTGGCCATGGCCTTGAACGACACGTCGTAGCCGAGCAGCGTGTCGCGCTTCATCGGGGCCTCCTGGTAGGCGGCCTTGGTCATCGTGAGCGCCACCTCCCGCAGCGCACCCGCCGCGCCGCCGTTGGACACGGTCAGCACCAGGGCGGGCTGCTGGTTGGTGAGCAGGCCCGTGATGAGCGGCGACTCGTCCAACGCGATCAGCGTCAGCTTCCCGGACACCTTGAGGGGGCCGCGGGCGATCGTGTACGGAGCCTGCGTGCCGTCGGCGGTGTGCATCACCGCAAGCTCACGCTCGATGCTGACCGACCACTCCGACAGGTTCGGGGCGGCGACCCCAGCAATCGTCAGACCGGACCGCCACGCCGGGATGATCTGCTCGGTCGTGGGGGTGAGCGTCATCGCCGACCCGGCCGCCGACGACGGGTAGGCGGTGCCCTTGGCCTGCACCTCGAACAGGCCCTCCGCGTTGCCCGACAGGGTCAGCTCCGACAGGCACGTGTGCGGGTACACGCGCGCGCCCGTCGTCGCGGTGAGCTGCTGGGAGTCGATCATCGTGTGCGTCGGAGGCTGCCCCGACCCGCTGTTCAGCAGGCCGAACGTGTGCGGAAACACCCCGGACACGGCCGCGCCCACGGCGTAGTCGCCGAGGATGTTGTGCAGCAGGTCGCCCAGCGAGTCCACGAACCCCGGCCCGGACATGTCCACCTCGGCGACGGCCGGGCCCGCGACGGTCCCGTACTCCGACGCCATCGACGCCCGGTAGCCCTCATCGGTGAGGAAGTCCACCTTGTCGGAGGCGTCGAACTTGCTCCACGGCGGGAACCGGGACGCGTTGACGGCCAGGCCGGGCGAGTTCTCCCGACCGATCCCGAACGCGGACCGGGCTCCAGGCATGACCGGCATCAGCCGTTCTCCTTCGTGCTCTGCCGCTCCTTGGGCGCGGGCTTCCAGCAGTCGTCAGGCGGCACCGGCAGCCGCGCGGGGACGTGCTCGCCGTCCGGGCCAGGCCGGGTCACGCCCGCCGCCGGGGCGATGTCGTAGACGCGGCCCGGCTCAGCGACCAGCGTCGAACCGCGCTCGACGTCGATGTACTCGACGTAGGTGGCGGCATGCTCGCCGCCGTAGGTGAATCTGGGCATCAGCCCTGCTCCTCTATGCCTGTGGGTAGACCAGCGCGTCGAAGCTGATGACCGCCTCCTGGCGGACCGTCGGCGGCGTCCCCGGCTCGACCATCGGCACCGCGCCCGTGTTCGTGGAGATGCCGCGCTCGGACTCGCCGGCCTCCACGACCGCGCCGCCGAGGGTGCGGTCGCCGTGGATACGGGACACGATCGCGTCGATGAGCCGGTCCAGGTCGGCCTGCGCGTCCTCCACGCTGGCGGCGCGGGCCATGTGCCAGACCCACAGCTCGACCGCAAGGGCGCGCCGCTTGAAGCCCGACGTGGACCCGCCGAACGCGATCCGCCGCTCCGCGTCGCCGGACAGGTGCACGGCCATGACCGCGCCCATCCCGCGCCCCTCCGACAACCCGGCCGTCGCGTCGCGGTCCTCGAACCGCGTCGTCCAGTACGGGCGCACGCCCGCGAGCCCGGCGGCGGCCAGCGGCGTCGGCCGGTAGACCCGCGCGGCCGTGTCGAACGTGGAGCCGCCGAAGAAGCTGGCGATGCCGACGCGGATCTGCTCTCGACTGCTCACCGCGCCATCGGCCCCTGTCCGGTCAGCCCCGCGTCCGCGAGGATGCCCCACGCCTGCTCACCGATCAGCGGCAGGGCGGTCGTGGAGCCTCCGACCGACTGGCCGCGCGACAGGTCCACCCCGCCCGCGGACGCGCCCGTGGGCACGCCCGGCTGCATCCCGTGCCGGATACCGTCGGCGTTGCCTTGGGCGAGCTGGTAGGCGACCTGCTCGATCGTCGCGGCCCGCAGCGCAGACACGGCGCCGTCGGCCTCGGTGTCGTAGGTCGAGCAGCGGAGCACACGGTCGATGTCGCGCGAGGCGCGGTCGAGCAGCAGGGCGGCCCTCTCCACGGTGTAGCCGAGGGCCTCCTCCAGCTGCTCGACCGTCGCGTACGCCACCAGCTACTCCTTCTTCTTGTCGCCGCCCTCGGGGCCCTGCGCCGGGCCTTCGGGGGCCGGGGCCGGGTCCTTCTCCGGGGCGGGCTCCGGGGCCTTCTTCTCGGCGGGACGGCGGCGCGGCTTCGGCTCGTCCTCGACCCGCCAGTCCGACCCCGGGTCGGCCACCAGCCGCTCCAGCTCGCCCGCCCGATCGCTGCCCGGCTCCGGCCGCTCCCGCTCGGCGACGTGACCGCCGACGCCACGCACGTAGGTCGCCACGATCACACCGCCAAGCCGGTCATGAGCGCGTGGTGCTTCTCCGCGCCGTACTTGAGCCCGATCTCGCCGTAGAGCTGCACCTCGTCGGAGGCGCCGGTCTTGGCGAGCGGCTCCTCGAAGAAGTGCCCCTTCTTGGGGACGTTCAGGAACACCGGCGACAGCTCCTCCAGCGAGACGACGCCCAGGGCGTCCTGCGGCATCGCGCGGTCGAGCATGACGTTGAGCGTGCCGAAGTCGGTCACGACCGTGGTCACGTTGACGCCGCCGACGTTCCGCGACTGCTCGGTGTGCTGGCCGTACGCGGACATGTACGCCTTGGTGACCGCGCGCTTGACGACCGAGTTGCACAGCAGCGTCGCCGTGTGCTGCTCGGAGATGCCGCCGTTGTCGAACGCCATCTGGAGCAGGTCGTTGACGTGGTCGGTGATCAGCGCGGTCGTCCACGGCTTGGTGAACGCGATGTTCGCCGCGGTGCCCAGCGTCAGCGCCGCGCCGCCGTTGCTGCTGGCGACCTTGAAGGTGTTGGTCGCGACGTCGCGCACGTAGTAGACCCGGCCGGCCAGGATGTTCGTGGCGACGTCGGTCGCGGTGAACACGATCTTGTCGCCGTTCGACATGCCGTGCGCGGTCGAGGTGATCGTGTCGGTCGCCGACGACGCACCCGAGAAGCTGGTGCCCTTCGCGATCCGGTTGGTCGTGATCGCGTCCAGGATGCCCCGGGTGCGGCGCGGGGTGCTGTTGTCGGTCGGCCGGGCGTACTTGCCGTTGATGAACGACCAGTTCACGTCCAGCGCGATCTGCTTGAGCGCCTGCATGACCTGCCACGACAGCTCGTTGCCGACCGGGTTGGAGCCCGGCACGCCGGTGTAGGGCGCACTCGCCGGGGTCGAGACCTGCCCGGTCGCGGACTGCTTGGTGTAGGAGACGCTGACCTTCTCCTGGTGGATCTGGCAGATGTTCCGCACGTTGGAACGGACCCGCTCCTCGGCGGTCGGCGCGGTCGCGCCCTCCACCCGCACCCGGCTCTGCGTGGCGTCGCGCAGGTCGTACTGCTGCCACTCGAACTCGGTCGCGGTGGTCTCCGCGCCGCCGGTCAGGCCACCGATGGCCGACAGCAGCGGCGTGTCTTCGGGGGTGAGCGACAGCAGCTCGCCCACGTAGTTGGGCAGGTTGAACGTGGTGCCCATACCGGTGATGCCGGCCATGTGGCGTCTCCTTACTTGAGTGCGGCGCGCTGCCGCTTGAGTGCGATCGCGGTCGCGAAGTCGCGGTTCTTCTCCGCGTCCGCAATCTGCTGGTCGATGGATGCGGCGGCTCCGGGGCCGCCGTGGAACTCCCCGCCGGAGCGGGACGGGCCGGAGGACGCGGCGAACCGCGAGCGCTTGGCGAACTGCTTGGCGACCTTGGTGACGGCGGCGCGCAGCTCGGCGTCATCGAAGTCGTCGTCGTCCAGCTCGTCCACGACGGCGCTGCGGAAGCTGTCGGAGTCGAGCAGCGCCTCGGCGTCCGCGCCGACCGTCCGGGCGATCCGGGTCACGGTCGTCTCGTACGCCAGCTCCGCGGCGCGAGCCTCGGCGGCGTCCGCGCGGGCGGCGTCGGCTTCGGCCTGCGCTCGCAGGTCGTCCACCGTCGGCTCACCGTCGGCGGGCCGCCCCTTGGCGAGCGCCTCGTCCAACGCCTTCTTGTTGGCCTTCGCCCTGGCCTCGTGCTTGCGGGCGAGAGCCTTGTTCTTCTCGGCCTCGGCCTTCCAGTCGATCTCCTCGCCCGTGTCGGGCGCGTCGATGTCGGGGGCCTCGGTGGTGGGTGCGGTGCCCGTGTCGGGCGCGTCGCCGGTGCCCGTGTCGGGCTGGACCGGAGTCGTCATCTGCACTCCTAGATGGGTGGGCTACTACTTCTTCTTGCGGGGCCCGCCGGTCCGCGGCTTGCGGAGGCGGGACGTCTTGGTGCGCGGCTTGGCCTTCTTGAGCTTGGCCAGCACGCTGGGCGTGACCTTGCCGTCCGGCTTCATGCCGTACTTGCGCTGCGCGGCCTTGATTGCCTCGGTGGTCTTCGGTCCGAGCTTCCCGTCGAGCGCCAGCGGCTTGCCGGACGCGTCGGTCAGCCCCAACTTGGCCAGGAGCTGCTGCACCTCCTTGACCTTCGGGTCGCCGCCCTTCTGCCCGTAGCCCGGCCCCGTCTTGCGCTTGGGGTCGTAGGCCATCGCCTGCCCCGACGGCGACGAGCTGGACGACGCAACGGAGAACTCTCCGGCCTCGTCGCGCGGGTGGGCTTCCTCATCCCAGGGCATCGGGCCTCACTTCCTGCGTGCGCCGGCGCGCGGCTTGCGCAGGCGAGATGTCGGGGTGCGGCGGGCCGGGCCGGTGAACCCGGCCGCGTCGGCAGCCGAGCGCGCGTCGGACGCCTGCGCGTTCTGCCGGTCCCGCTGGATCTGCTGGATGCGGCGGCGGCCCTCCGGGGTCCGCACCAGCTCCGCCAGCTCGGCATCCGACGGCATCGGCGGCGGCGAGGTCGGCGCGGTGGTCTTCTTCGCGCCCTTCTTGGCTGCGCCCTTGTAGGGGCCGCCGTACTGGTTCTTCCCGCCGGGGTTGGCCACGTCAGCCTCCTAGTGCGTGCCGAACAGACGGCGTCCGGCGGAAGTCGGCGCGCTCGCGCTGCCGGGACCGCTGGAGCCCCTGCGCGGCGACGTGCTGCCGTAGTTCGCTCTGCCAGTAGCGGACCTTGCGGCGGGCCAGCGCGCGGGCGACGTCGTCCAGCGCAGCCGCCTCACGCCGGGCCCACCGCCGGACGTGGCGCTCCAGCGCGCGCTGCCGCTGGCTCGCGTCGTAGTCCGCGCCCGGCCGGTTCCGGATCGAATTCGGCGGCAACTCCACCTCGCCCGGCACGAACTCCCTGATCGTGTGGTGGCAGTTCGGGTGAAACAGGCCACCGTCGCGGGCCTCCGCCAACGACGCGTACGCGGCCGCCGACGGCGACTCCCGCACCGACAGGACCCGTCCCTCCCACGGGCGGCACAGCGGGCACGGGATCGGGCTGTAGGTCACCACGACCAGGCCGTCCCCGACGTCGGCGATGCGGTTGGTGAACCCGTCGATCACCGCGTTCCCGGCGGCGGTGTCCACCAGCGTCCGCACGTACGGGCCGACGGCGTGCGCGCGGCCGTGCCCGTCCCGGTGCCCGGTGACACCGTGGTCAGCGACGCGGTTCAGTTCGCGCTGCACCACAACCGGACGGACATCTGGGCGGGCGGCGCGGCCCCGCGCGACGATCCGCCGCCAGGCCCTCACCACCGCGCCCGGCAGACCACGCCACAACGTTTGAAGGGCGTCCACCAGGCGGCCGGACGAGCGCTGTACCTGCCGGACCGTCGGGGTCTGCCCCGCGCCGCGCTCGTAGGCGGTACGGATCGCGGTCACGATCTGCGGGCCTGCGGTCTCTGCGAGCTGCGCGACCGTAGCGTCCAGGTCGCGGCGGATCTGCGCGAGGTGCGCGGCCTGCCGGGCGGGCCAGTCGTCGTCGCCGAGCCCGTCGGCCAGCCGCACCGCCATGAGGCGCAGCGTTGTGGTCTCCCACGAGGTGTGCAGTTGCACGATCGGGATGCCGAGCCCGTCGGCCTGCGCGGGGGACGCTGCCGAGGGGAACACCTCAGCCACCAGAGCCGCCCTTGCGGCGGGGCAGTCGCCGGTACCGGGTGCCCTTGCCGCCTGCGGTGGCGTGCGCCTTCCCGCGCGCGTGCTTGCGCAGGTCAGGACGCGCGAAGAACAGCTTCCACTGCGCCTTGGACGCGAACGGCTTGTGTGCACCGGGCATCGCTCACTCCTCCGCAGGCTCGTCCTCGCCGTCGGGCGGGAAAGGTGCGCCCGGCCCGGTATCCCCAGGCCCCATGCCGACCCCCGAGCCGGGCACGCTCATGGCCCCCTCGTCCTTGATCCGCTTCACCTCGGCCTGAATCTGGGGGTCGTCCCAGTCCGGGTGCATCATCTGGACAAGGGTCTCGGTGCTGGCGGCCTCCGCCGCGCGCATGAGCTGCGCGGTCTGCGCCAGGGACGCCGGGTCCTCGCTCACCGAGTCGCCGAACTTGATCGTCGGCCGCTCCGGGGTGACGCCGGACCGGAAGTGGGCGGCGTCGATCGCCAGCAGCACCCGTAGACGCTCGGCGAGCCCAGGCGACCAGTACCCGGTCTTCCGGTCCCGGGTGATCAGCGACCGGCGCTCCCGGGCGGTGACCTCGGTCGCGGTGACGGCTACCTGGTCGGCCGTCCCGAACGTCTGTGTCGAGTAGCCCGACATGCGCACGATCTGGTCCGTCAGCGCGCGCGCCGTCTCCAGGTGCTCGGTCACCCGGATCGCGAACTGCGCCGGGGTGATCGCCAAGCCGCCCGCCTGGGTCGTGCCGACCAGCGCGTCCATCGGCGTGTACAGCTCACGCTCGCTGTCCCACGTCGCGCCCTTCCCCCGGCCCTGCGACTGGAGGTAGGTCTCCGGGACGAGCAGCCGCGCCTTACCGAGCCGGATGTCCCGCATGAGGCTGCTGTAGGTCTCGTCCAGCGAGTCCATGAGGGACTCGGTCCCGGAGAAGTCCGCGCGGCCCAGGTGCGCGCCGGCCGGGGTGTCCCGCCAGACCCGCGCCGGGCGCATGTTCGGGATGTAGCCCGCGGTCAGGCCGTCGGGGACGCGGGTCTCCACCATCGACTGGAGGCCCTTGGTCGCCGGGTGCGCGCTGAGGTCCTGGATCTTGCCGAGGTCGGTCAGCCCGCCCTTGTACAGGCCGTTGAGGATGAGGCCGGGTTCGTGGCGCTCCAGGTGCCGCCACACCTCCGACCCGTCGCGGTGCACGACTTGCCAGAACGTGACTGCGGTGAGCTGACCCCACCGCCATTCGGGGATCGCAGCATCGGCGTGCACCACGCCGAGCCACGGCCGGTCGCGGACGCTCGTGTCCCAGCAGGTCCGCAGGTAGACGCCGCCGAGCGCCGCGCACACCTCGGCGGCCTCCAGCAGATCGGCGTGGAGGCCGTCGCCGACCAGCTCGTCCAGGCGGGCCTGCGTGGCGTCGGACTCGGCGGTGAACGTCGGCGGCTCGGAGAACAGCAAGTCCGCGCTCGTGGCGGCGATGTCACCGGCGAGCGGCACGTGCAATTTGGTGCGCCGCTCGGTCTCGGCGGTCGGCGTCCCCCAGAACCAGCGGGCCAGCGTGCGGCCCACGCGTCCACGCAGGCCGGGCCGGTCCGGGGCGAGAGGCCCGCTGGCGGGGTTGCCAGGGTCACCGGCGAGGGTGCCGCCGTACAGGTCGGACAGGTGGTCGGAGTCACCGGAGTACCACGCCGACCACACCGACAGGCGGGCGGTGACGGGGTCAAGGTCGCGGGGCGGCCAGACGGTGCCGTTGGCGGGAAGCGGCATCAGGTCAGCCCCGGGGTGCGCGCGAGGAGTTCGGCGAGATGCCTCCACTCGGCGGCGACGGCGGCGAGCGCGAGGGCCTCGGCGGGCCCGGAGCGGCGGGCCTGCTCCAGGACGGCGCGGGCCTCGCCCACGGCGGCCTGCGCGGGGGACGGGCGGTCAGTGCTGGCGTGCGGCATGGTCACGCTGCCTCCCTGAGGTCGGACCGCCATGCGGTCTGGGTCGTGTGCACGACGTACCGGCCCGCGTCGAGCGAGTGGTCGTCGGCCTTGATCGGGGCGTCCTCGCCGCGCGCGGCCTTATCGGGGTCCCACGAGTAGCCCGGGACCTCGTTGATCCATCCCTGGCAGCGGCGATGCACGCGGAGCCGGTCCCGGGCCAGCAGGCTGCTAAGGGTCCTGATCCCGTCGAGGACCGCGTTATCGCCGTGCACCGGGCTCAAGCCGTCCTGCCACAACTGCGTGAGGAACGAGGCGGCCGACGGGTCCACGATCGTCCACTGCGGGCGCACACCCTGCTCGTCCAGCCACGCGCGCAGCCGCTGCGAGTACTCGTGATCGGTGAGCTGCCGGCGCTGGGCCTTGCTGTCCCAGCGCCATTCGTTCGCCAGGTACAGGACGTTGTCGGTGCCCATGCCGAGCAGCAGCGCGGCGAACGGGTTCGTGGTGCCGTAGTCGATGCCGAGCCCGATCCACCGCCGGATCGGCGGCAGGACGTCCACGACGTGCCGCTCGGGGTCCCACATGTCGAACACGGCACCTTCGGCGAGGCACCACTCACCCAAGATCATGCGCCGGTACCAGAGCCCGACGAACTCGGCGCGCAGCGCGGTCACGTACTCGGCGGGGAGCGCCGGGTTGTCGTCCAACGTGAAGTGCCAGTGCGCCAGGTCGAGCTGCGGGGCGCGCAGCAAGAACTGCTGCCGTAGCCAGTGCTGCGGGCCGTCCGGGTTCGTGGTGGCGAGCAGCCGCGCGCCGGGCACCGACAGGCGCGCGAGGAGCTGGGAGAAGAACGCCTCCTGGAGGAGCGTCGCCTCGTCCACGTACGCCAGGCACGCCGTGAGCCCACGGAGACGGCCCTCCGCCCGGACGTCGTGCGCGCCGATCAGGTGCACCGTCCTGCCGAGGATGACGGCGGTGTTCGAGCCGCGGGTGTGGTGGACCTGCGCGGCCAGCGGCCCGAACAACGACGTGTCTTGCAGGGGCTCGATGACGTTCCGCTCGATCGTCTCCCGCGTCCTCCCGACGATCACGATCAGGCCGTGGTCCGGGGCGGCGGCCACCGCGATCAGGAACGCCAGCAGCGAGGCGAGCGTTTTCCCGCTCCGCACCGCGCCAGCCCAGATCGAGATGCGGGCCCGCGCCGACTCGGTGATGCTCGTGATCTGCTTCGGCGACAGGATCGAGGTGACGCGCGCGAGGTCAAGAGCGGACATGGATGCGCGGGATCACGCCGACTACACCGCCGGGGCTAAACGTCGCAGGCGCGGCCCCGGGCACGGCGACGCCGTGCGTGTACCCGGAGGCGACCACGCCGGGACCGGGCGTGCCGGTGATCGGCAGAGCGTACGCGCCCTGACCGGCGGTGCGTAGCGTCGGCTGCGTCGTGGCCGACTGGACCACCGCAGACAGCCAGTACACCCCGGCGGCGAGCGCCTGCGCGATGGTGATCTCCTGGACGCCGACGATGTCGCCCGGCACGGTCCCCGCATCCAGGAGGAGAGGGCCGGGCTGTATCTCGCCGGTGTCGGCGTAGATCATCAACCTGATGACCGAGCCCGCGTTCCCGGCGGCGGTGACCTCGCAGCCGATCCGGGTCAGCGGCGTGTCGTGCGGCACGTACCAGGGGAACCCGCGCATCGTGCCGTTGCCGGTCTGGCCGGTGCCGGGCGCGGACCCGCCGGACGGGAAGATGGTTTTACCGGGCGGGATGGGGTTGGCGGCCAGCGGCGCGGACAGGAGCGCGAGGTTGGACAGGGCGAACGTGGCGGGCGAGGTGTGGTCGCTGGTGACCCGGTACACGCTGCCGTAGTAGGTGACCTCCTGCCCGGTCACGTAGGCCGTGGACGGCGCCCACGCCTGCCGGACGGCGATCGGCGCGGCGTTGCCCACGATCCGGTTCGCCAGGAGCGCCGACCCGGGCGCGACCACGGGACTCGGTGTCTGCCCGGCTCGGGGCGCGTGCCCGATGTCGATCGAGTTGCGGTCCGCGCCGCCGGTCAGCGAGACCGCGGGCACGCCGGTGTTGTGGCGGCTGGTCGCGGTGATCACGCACCGGGACGCGCCCGCCAGCGCGATCGCCGCATACGCGCCGCCCTGCCCGAAGCTGGACTCGGCGACGGTGACGCCCGCCAGGGTAACGGCCTCCACGCCAGGGCCGAGGTAGAAGCCGTGCCCGCTGACCTGCTGCGCGTCGCACCCGGCGAGGGCAACCTCCCCGATGCCGTTGCCCTCGATCACGTAGCCGTGACCTTCGGCCGGGACCGGCGGACGCGCCGCACCCTGCGCACCCTGACCAGCCAAGTACGACTTGCAGCTCACGAGCTGCGTCGCCGACCCGGTCACACGGAACCCCGCGCGCGCCGGCTTCTCGGCCACGCACCCAATCGCGTGCGTGTCGAACGACAGCCGGAACGCGTCGCCGCCCGCGTGGGACACCTTGCAGCCGATGAGCCGGATGTCGGACCGGCCCTCGATCCTGATCCCGTCGTCCAGGGTGTTGCGGACGTGGACGGCGCTGATCAGGTGGCTGGGATCGTGCGCCTGGTCGCTGCTGGCAGCGGTGGTGAGCGGGTTCGTCACCAGCACGAGCCCGTGGTACGGGCCGGGCCCGGTCTGCGTGGTCGCGCGGCCGTCCAGGGTGAGATCGGCGATCGAGCACCACACGGCGTTGCGGTCGGTGGTGCCATTGGTCGAGGTGTGGACGCGCAGCATGTGGCAGTTGGAGCCGGGCGCGAGCTGCAACGTGGTCGAGAACTGGCCCGCGCCGCGCAGCATGACGCGCGACGGCACCTCCACCGTGGGCCCGGTGATAAACGCGAACCCCGGCGGCAGCACCACCTGCGCAGCCTGGAGGACCGCGGCGTCGTCCAGCGCGGCCTGGAGCGCGGCACGGTTCGCGGCGGCCGACGCCGGGTTCCCGTCGGTGCGGAACCCGTAGCTGTGCGCCGCGATCACGGTCTGGCCGGCCAAGTCGAGGATCGCCGACTCGGCGAGGTCGTTGCTGATGCCGCCCGCTCCGGAGGTGAGGGGCTCGACCACCAGGACGCGGCGGCCGCGGTAGGTGACCACGTCCCACCGGTCATAGCCGGTCGCCGGAGCCAGCACACCACGGTCGTTCAGCGGAACTTGGTCGAGGCGTACGTACTGCGCGACGGGCGGGACGGTCTCCAGCGGCACCACGTCGGCCAGGTCCAGCGGCACGGCACCGGCGGGGACGGCGATCACGTACTCGCGGCGCGCTCCGGGGAGCTGCTCCACGACGTTGTACGCCCACCCGGACGGAGAGACCGCGTCGTCGTCGGTGCACACCAGCGGCACCGACAGCCCCCCGTCCGCGTCGAGGGTGCGGCGGATCGGGCGGGCGGGGAGGAGCCGGTCATCCAGCGCGGAGGCGAGCGCGGTGTTGGGGGTGAACGTCACGGTCCCCGAGCACGGGGTGACGCCGTCGGCGTGGACGTAGGTCGCGGTGACGGTGCGGGTGGCGAGCGCCATCTATGCCTCCTCCCCGGTGCCGTTGATCTGGTTGGCGGCGAGCTGGAGCGCCTCGCCAAGCTGACCCAACATGCTCTTGGCCGCGTCGGCTCCGCTGTCGGAGTCGAGGCGTTCGAGGTCGGCGTGGCCGCGGATCGCGGTGTGGACGGCGGCCATGATGTCGCGCGCGTCGCGGGCCGGCGGGAGCGGAAGCGTCACCCGGACAGGCCCCTTGGGCGTGGACACGACGACCTCGGTGGGCTCCCACAGCCGAGTCCGGAGGCGCTCGCCGTCGTTCAGCAGGTCCAGCGAGAGCTGCGCGCGCTTGGCCTTGGCGTCGATCTGCTTGGCCTTGGTCGCGGCGCGGGTGCGGGCCCGGTCGAACTCCAGGCCCATGCGTTCGGCGGCGGCCGACACGGCGGCCATCGACCGGCCCAGCTCGCGCGCGATCGCGTTGCGGGACAGGCCCTCGGCGTGCAGCGCGCGGATGCGGTCGTGCTCGTCGGGGGTCAGCGGCCCGGACGGCATGGTCACCTCCCGGACGGCCAGATCACGTCAGCCGGTGAACCAGGCGCGCGCCTCACGCGTCGCACGCGCGTACCCCTGGACACCGAGGAGAGTCGATGCCCACCTACGTGCACTGGCCACACCCGCCTACACCAGAGCAGCGGTCCCGTGAGCGGCTACGCGCCGCCGTGCTGGTGGTGTGGGTGCTGGTGGTGGTCGGGGTCGTCGGCCTGGTGGTGCTGCTGCGGCCGGACCCGGAGCCGGCCGAGTGGCCGACGCCTGCTCCGTCGCCGGTGGAGTCGGTGGAGCCGGGCGACGACATCGACATCCCCGAGGGCGACGACGATGAGAATCGTGATCGGCATCGGCTGCCGGGCAAGGGGCGGTGGTGAGACGACGAAGCCCGGCGCGGTGGCCGGGCTGTCGGTGGACATGGTGATCCGGGTCTGATGATGGGTTATCCACAGGCCCGGTGTCAAACCAGGTCAGGGCGCCACGCCTCGTTGTAGTCGGGGTGATCGCTGTAGGGGTAGGCGAGGCGCTTGAGGTGGGAGCACCAGCCGAGTACGTCGCTGCCGTGGTGTTCGCCCCAGTCGCAACGGTGGATGCCGGTGTGCTGCGCGAGGCGCTGCCGGTTGACTTCGACGTCGCGCCGTACGCGCGCCGGGTCGTGGCGGGCAATGTGGCCGCCGACCCCAGGCTCCATGAAGCCTCTGGCGCCGACCGCAAAGGGGTTGGAGTTGAGCGTGTTGCTCGGTCGGCCCGCGTAGAGCGTTTCGTCGGCCACCTTCCAATACCAGACGGTTGCCCCCACGTCCTCGGCGGCGGTCCGAGCCGTGTTCTCGTCCTCGTCCAGCCGGGCCCGCAGGAACTCCACCAGCGTCATGACGCGATCCTCCCGCCGTCGCCGCGCTGCTGCTCGAACAACCGCCACGCCTCCTCATCCACCAGCCCGCCGAGCAGCGCGCGCACCGTGCCGTCGTCGGCGACCGTCCCGGCCCGACCCGTCGCACCCGCGCGCCGCGAGAACGGCACGCCCGGCACGCCCTGGACCGGGCCGCCGCGCTCCAGCACCGCCGCCAGCCAATCCCACGACCCGATCGGCCACACCGGCATCCCGCGCCACCGCGCGCCCGTGACCGCCGGCGGCGGCACGCACGTCCCCGACTCGCACACGATCACCGGCTCACCCGCCAGCACCCGCACCCGCCACGTGCGCTCACCACCGACCGGCGCCATCTCCGTGCGGCCCTCACACCACGGGCACACGGCAGCGAGGAGCTGCCCGTCGATGCGCAGCGCGAGCGCGGCCGACAGCGTCCCGACGATGTGCGCGGCGCGGCCCGCAGCCCAGTGCGCAACCTCATCGCCGTTGACCCAGCCGGTCACGACGGCGGGCAGGCACTCGGCAGCGCGGGCGAGGTAGGGCCGCGGGTCGGCGTCCGCGGCGCGCAGCTCGGGCCGGGCCGGGACGTGGCACGCGGTCTCCACCCACGCGGCGAGGTCCCGCGCTTGGGCGAGGACGTCGGTCAGCACGTCCAGGACGTCGGCGCGCGCTGCGTCGGGGTGAGCGCCGGGCGCTTCGTCCACGCGCTCCTCCAGCTCGACGCGCGCCGCGTAGTCCAGCTCCGCGCGCCGCTCCGCCGACGCCGCAGGCTCGCGCCACGGTCGGGACGTCGCGGGCTCGCGCAGGTGCGCCAGACCGATCACGAGGACGGCGGCCTCGCGGAGGTCGCGGAGCGCGCGGTCGATGGCGGGCAGGTCGTGCGCGCGCGAGGCTGCGGCGACCGAACGGCGGTCGTCATGCGGTTCGGTCATGGTGGTGTCCCTTCACGGCGCAGATGGTGCAGAGGGTGGGCTGTTCAGCGAAGACCATCGGGCTTCCAGTACTCGCCCTCGAATGGGCCTGTTCCTGCCGGGATGGGGAGTGCGAGCCCCGGGCGGTTGTTCGGCAACTTGATCAGCCTCAAAGAGGTGGCATAGGCGTACTCGATCAGCTCTCCGGCCCAGGACGGCTTGAAGATGAGGGCGACGCCAAAGCTGGGTGTGGCGAGGACGAACAGCGCGTCGGGGTCTGACTGGGCGATGGCGTGGGCTCCCATGGCGATCTGCCCATGGTTGGGATCGTCGGTACCGAAGGCGTTGAGCGAGACGGGGAAGCTTTCAGGCTTGACCTCGATGTACGCGGTTACTGGAGCGGGAAGCCAGGTGGCGACCATGTCCGTGACGCGGAAGTCGGGGAGGTACTGCCCTTCCTGCGTGGCGAATGCGCAGGGCTCGTATTCCCAGACGAGACCGCTGTTGTCGAGCCAGGCGGCAAATCCGGCTTCCAAGCGGGAGCGCATGCGGATGTTCTTGTACATGGTGGGTCGGGCCTTGAGGGGCTTACTCATGGCGGTTCTCCTGTTGTGGTGTCGTCCGGGTGGGGCCCGGTGGCTTCCCGGGCCCCGGGGAGCCGATCCACCTAGGAGGCTCCCCGTAGGGGATCCAGGTGGATCAGTGGATCAGTGCAGGTCAGAGGGGGTGTGACAGCGGGTGGATCACTGAATCGTGATCCACCCCCCTGTTTTGCCTGGTCAGGTGGGTGGATCAGGGGCGTGGATCGGGTGGATCAGGACCGGTCGTAACGCTGTGACCTGCGGTGATTGTTTTCACGGGCGTGATCCACCCCTCTGAGCTGCGAAAACGCTGGTTTTCGGGGTGGTTTCGGGCGGGCGTGATCCAGGTGTTCATGCTGCGGTTCCCATGGCGTCCCACTCGTGCCGGTGCTCCTCCACGGCGCGGTTGACGCTGCCGTAGGACGACCCGGTGAGCTTGGCCAGATCGCGGATCGTCAGCCGGTCGCCGGCTTCGGTGCACAGGGACACGATGTGCGCCCAGAGGGCGTCGCGGGGGCGGGTGATGGGCGACCAGGGCCAGGAGCCGCCGCGCTGGAGGGCGCCGGGGATGGGGCGGGTGGCGTCGCGGTTGCCGCGCCAGGCGGTGAGCTGCCCGTCCTTGCCGATGTGGTAGCCGAACTCGGGCCAGCGCAGCCACCCGGACCAGCCGTAGGGCTCCTTGGCGCGCTTGCCGTTGGTGGTGGTCTTGGCGGCGTGCGCCTCGATGAGCAGCGCGCAGCCGATGCGGACGCGTAGCGCGTCGAGGGTGACGGCGACGGGCTTGGCGCTGGTCTCCTCCAGCGGGTCGCCGTTGGCGGCCTTGTACAGGGGTCCGATGATCAGGATGTCGGGGGCGATGGTTTCGGCGAGGCGGGCCAGCCATTCGCGGTCGGCCGGGGTGGTGAGGTCCATGCCTTCGGGGCGGGCGCGCAGATGGAAGTGGCCGCGCTGGTAGCGCTGTCCGGCGGCCAGGCGCAGGGGGCGGAGTTCGCGGCGGGACTGGCGTTCGCTGTTCTCCAGATCGACGTGCAGGACGCGCAGCGGTTTGATGGGTTCGCCGGTGAGGGGGTGGATGCCGGACGCGGCTTGGATGCCCATCTGGCGCAGCAGCGTGGACTTCCCGGCGCCTTCCTCGCCGGTGAGGACGAACCGGTCGCCGCGCTCCAGGAACCCGGGGATCAGCCAGTCGTAGACGTCGTCCTGGTCGTCGGCGTCGAGGAGGTCGTCCAGCTCGACCGCGGTGACGTCTGCGCCGACTTCGGTGAGGCCGGCCTCGATCTCCAGCGCGGTGCGGGTTTCGGCGAGGACGTCGGTCAGGTCGGCGTCGGGGGTGTGGGCCTTTTGGAGGCCGCGGGTCATGGCTTCGATGACGCGGCGGCGTCCGGCGAGGGCGGCGACCTTGCGGGCGTAGTAGCCCGCGTTGGCGGTGGTGGGGCAGGCGTGGACGAGGTCGAACAGGTACAGGGGGGTGAAGTCGCCGGTGAATGCGCCTGCTTGGAGGAGTTCCAGGCGCAGGGACTCGATATCGACGGGGTCGCCGTCGGTCCGCATGGTGGTGATGCGGTCGTAGATGGTTTGGTGGGAGGGCCGGTAGAAGTCGTCTCGCGCGACGATCTCGGCGACGCGGGCGGCGGCCTCGGGGGATTGAATGGCGGCCCCGAGGGTGGCCTGTTCGGCGCCGATGTCGTGCGGCGGCGGCCGGTCGAATCCCTCGTCGTTCACGCGGTGGCTTCTTTCAGAAGAGGGCGGGTTGCGCGGCGGCGGGGCGCGCGGGTGCGGGTGCGGTGGTGAGGCGGGTCTCGGTGATGGGCCCGGCGGTGCGGGTCCAGGCGCGGGCGCGGGTGCGGCAGGTGGTGCAGGTGAGGGCGGCGCGGTGGTCGGTTCCGGCCCGGCCGGCGCGAAGGAGCGCGTCGGCCGGGCCGTAGCACCAGGCGCACAGGGCCACTAGGCGGCGGTCTGGTCGCTGTCGTCGGCGAGCGCGGCGCGGTCCAGGACGGTCTGGAGGAGGTCGGCCAGGCCCCGCATCTCGTGCCGGAACTCGCTGGCGGACAGGTCCTTGGTGGTGCCGGAGACCTGCCGGGCCTGCCGGAGTGCCTGCTCGGCACCGGCGCGCAGCCGGGCGTTCTCGATCTCGCCGAGCAGCCCGGCGGCGTGCCTCAGCGTGTCCTTGGACAGCTCGATCTCGCCCTGCTCGTTGATGGTGCCGTGGGCGGTGCGCTGGACGTACAGCGCCTTCATGACCTCGCGGACGGCGCCCTCCTGCTCGCGGGCGGGGATCTCCATCGCCGCGATGCGCATTTTCACGCTGGGCGTCTTGTCGGAGTCGGGGGCGGGTTCGGTCCGCTCGGTGGCGGCCAGCTCGACCACGGCCAGGACGCGCGCGCCGCGCTTGGCGTAGATGGCGGGGGCGTGGGGCTCCAGGGCGGCGGCCGCGGAGCCGCCGACCTTGCCCTCGATCTTGATGTCGGTCACAGGATCGTCCTCATCTTGTTCGGGTCGTTGGGCAGGACGCCGTCTCGGACGAGTTCGGCGTTGTAGCGGAAACCGGTGCGTTCGGTGACGCCGACCGCGGCGGCGGCTTCGGGGATGTCGATCGGTGTGCCGTCGGCCTTGCGGCGGGTCATGCGGACCATGGCGAAGTCCGCCAGGAGCGCGACCCGGATGCTCCAGCCGCTCATGCAGGTCCCTTCTTGGTCAGGCGCTCGATCACGGGTGCGAGGGCTTTGAGGTGGCGGTCGGCGGCCTGTTCGGCGTGGCGGCGGGTGCCGGTGGCGAGCAGGTGCGGGGTGCAGGGCCCGGCCAGGCACCGGGCCCGCCAGATGCCGGGGGCGGGCTGATCGACCACCACCGGCGAGATCACGGCGTCACCGTCCAGATGCGGATCACCGCGCCGGGTTCGGTGAGCGCGTCGGGGTCGGGGTCGGCGGCGTAGATCTTGCGGGGTTGGTGGTAGGCGACGAGCCGGGCGTCGTCGGCCCAGATCCGCGCGGTGGTGAGGGCGTCCTCGGTGGACCGGATGAGCTTGGACAGGTCGGGGTAGGTGGTGTGGAACGGCCGGCGAACGGTTTTGCCGCGGGGCAGGGAGAACACGAACTCGGCGCGGAGCGGGCCGTCCAGGGGCGTCCAGTCGGGTCCGGCGGCGGCCAGCGCGGCGGCGGCCACGTGCTTGCGCCAGGGCGCGACTTTCTTGGACGACTCGATCATGCGGCCGTTCCCGATGGGGCGCTTGGAGCCCTGCGGGCCGGGGACGCCGTGGACGGTGATGACGAGGGCGGGCGCGGTCACGCTGCCGCCTCCGCGCGGAGGCGCTGCTCGTACCGCAGCGCGGTCTTGTAGGAGATGCCGAGCCGTGCGGCGGCGGCCTTCTTCGACAAACGCATCTCGCGCGTCAGCTCCCGGTAGTCCTCCACGCGCCCGGCAATGACCTCGGCGCTCCTGAGGACGCCGGGTGCGCCGGGGGCGGCGCCGATGGGCGCGTCGTAGCGGCGCGCACCGGGACGGCGGGTGTAGCAGGAGTCGCACAGGCCGAGGGCCCTGTGGGGCCGGTCGCGGGTGCAGCGGGTGCAGCGGCGGATCGGGCGGCGGCTCATGCCTGGTACCTCTCGTCACTGGTCTGGTGGCCGGGCGGCGTTGAGGGGCCGTCGTGGACGTCGAGCGCGTCGTCCAGCCGCGTGGCGAGGTGCTCGACGCGGGCTCCGTCCTCGGCCCAGTGGACGGCGAGGGCGGCCAGCAGCAGCGCGGCGGGCGGGACGGCGTAGATCCAGGACATCAGTGCTCCTCCGGGGGCTCGTTCCTGCGGAGCCACGTCTCGGCGCGCCGGTCCCAGTCGGACCACGCCGCGTGCTCCTCGGCCGGGGAGTAGCCGCCGCGCTGGCGGAGCGACAAGGCCTCGGCGACGACCTGCTCGGCGTCCACACGCGCCGCGTCGGCGAGGGCGATGTGCTGCGCGTCGGCGACGTTGAGGAGCCGGTCGTGGGCGGTCGCGTGGTGGTCGGCGCGGGCGGTCTCCTTGGCGAGCGCGGCCTCCAGTTCGGCGATCCGGGGGCCGACGGCCCGCCAGATGCCGGTGGCGATCGGGCGGGCGAACGCGCTGATCGGTCCCGTCAGGGAGGCACGCTTCGGGGTGGTTCCGTTGATCGCGGCGGCGCGCAGGGAGATGGCGTCCACGGCGGCCTGGATGATGTCGTCGGGGAGGTTGTCCATCTCGGCGTCGGTGATCGGGTCAGCCACGGTCGTCCTCCAGATCGGGGCGGGTGGTGGTCGGGTTGCCGTCCGGCGCGGGCCCGTCGTGCGGCTGCGTAACGTCCGGCCCGTGGTCGGCGACCAGCACGCCCGGCGGCGGCCCGTCCGGAGCCGTCCGGCGGCGACGGTCGAGGAGACGGTGCCTGCCCGCCGGGTCGCCGTCCGGGGCGTCCGGGACGGTCGGGACGGTCGGGTGCCCGCCGGTCACCCGCGCGGCGACCTCGGCGCGCGCGTCGCGCACCAGGCCGGGCGGCCCGGCGAGCGGGTCGGCGTCGGGCACCGTGCCCGCCAGCGCAACGGCCGGGTGCGGGGTGTCCCGCTCGCGCTGCTGGGCGGCCAGCGTCTCCACCTGGTCGGCGATGTCGGCAGCCGCGGCGGCCTCGCGGTCGTGGTCGGCGACGACGGCGGCCGCTGCGTCGTAGGCGGCCTGCGCGGCAGCCAACTGCGCGCGGGCGGCTTCCAACTCCAGCGCGGCATCGTCGCGGGCGGGGCGGGCCTCGTGCGCGGCGCGGCCGTGGGCGGCCGACAGTGCACGCAGGTCCTGGACCTGCTGCTCCAGCAGCTCCGCGGCCCGCTGGGCGGGCTGGATCGGCGGCTCGGTCGTGGTGCTCATCGACCCTTGCCCCCGTTCGCGGTCCGGGCGGAGATCCGCACCTGCGCGCCCCGGTAGGTGCCGGTGACCCGGTGCCAGACGACCAGGCAGCCGAACGGCTCGGTCTCGACCTCGGCACCGAGGAACTCGGCGAACCGGGCCAGGTCGGCGCGGGTCTGGTCGTCGGGAACGTCGGCGTCGATCACGCCGTCCAGTAGCCCGGCGGGCTCGGTGGCGATGGTCCACTCGGCGTCGGGGAGGCGCTGCTCCAGCAGGTGGGCGAGGGCGAGCGCGGCAATCATCTGCCGCCCGCCCGTGGTGGTCTCGAATGCGAGATCATGGGACATGTCGTTCGGCTCCTTACAGCCGTCGGCGAATCGGGCCGCCGCCCCGGCTCCACCCGGGGCGGCGGTTCTACTGATCTGGTCTCGGATGCGCTCCAGCCCGCCGGGCTGCGGTGCGACCTCGGCGGCGACGGTGACGAGCGCGGTGCGGAGCGCCTGCTCCTGCCGGGCGGCCAGCGCCCACACCGGGCCGCCGCACCACGGGCACGACGGCGCCATGCCCGCGGCGACCATCGCCCGCTGCGAGGCCGTGGGCCGCCGCGTCCGGGCCCGGCACACCAGGCACTCGTGCGGGTCGGACGACGGCCGGACGGCGCACCGCAGCCGCCCGGCCAGCGCCCGGATCACGACAGCGACTCCTGCCGCGGCGAGACGATCAGCGGCCACTCGCCCGCCGTCGCCTCCAGGTGCTCGGCGTCGCGGATGCTGTCGAGCTGCTCGTCCGAGGTCCGGGCCCTCATCGCCTTCCCGCGCAGCCACCGCGCGAAATCGGCGTCCTGCGCCCGCGCCCATCCGGCCTGCGCGTCGTGCAGCTCGTCCGCGCTCATCCGCCCGATCGCGGCGTTCTTCTGGGCGATCCGCACCGCGACCCCGGCCGCGCCCCACGCGTCCGCGGACGCGTCGTGAGCGGACGCGGCGTCCAGGCCGACGTTCCAGAACTCGCAGCAGTTCACGAGCTTGCGCTTGCCGGAGCGGCGGGACACCTGTTTGTCCAGGACCCGGGCGTCGATGACCGGCCCGATCGGGCGTCCGAGCGCCTGCTCCAGCGTCGGCAGGCCGTGCCGTCGGCACTCCCACATCAACAGGGGCAGGTCGTAGCGGCGGATGTTGAACCCGACGATCGGGGCGCCCGTCTCCAGCGCGCGGGCGAGCATGTCCACGATCTCCGCCAGCGCGCCGACCGGCTCGACGCCCTCGGCGCGGGCCCGCGCGGTGGTGACGCCGTGGATGCCGGCGGCGCTCGCGGGGATCTCCACGCCGGGGTTGACCAGCCACGTGCGGCCGACGGTCGGGGCCTGCCCGGTGCCGTCGATCCGCGCGATGCACGCGGTCACGATCCGGGACTCCTCCACGTCCACGCCGGTCGTCTCGAAGTCCAGCGCGCACAGTGGACCGGTGTGCCAGGGCGTCACTGGGCACCCTCGCGCCGCTCGGTTCCGATCCGGCGGATCAGGTCCCCGATCGGCTCGTCGTCGCCGTGCTCGTTCATCACCGTCTGACCGGCGATGCGGTGCTGGGTGACCTCCCGGTGCATCTGGTAGAGCCGCTGCAACGAGGTGGCCGGGCTGATCGCCTCGTCCCGGTAGTCGGTCGCCGGCCGGACCGGCGCCTCGCCGCGCTCGTGCTGCGACATGTCGGGGTCGGGGTCGGAGGTCGGCACCAGGCCGCCGTGCAGCAGCAGCGTCCGCAGCGCGACCGCCAACGCCTTCGCGGTGCCCTTGTCGCCGGAGTCCAGCGACTCGCCCGCCGACTGGACCTCGATGAAGTCACCGGCCGGACCGATGATCTGGTAGGTCACGGTGACGGTGCACTCGCGAGCGGGCTTGTTCCCCGACGTGCGGGTGTCGCGGTAACTGGTCTCGACCCTCACCGGCAGCACCAGCACGCCATGCAACCGGCACGCCGGACCAAAGGCGTTCAGGGTGCGGTCCACCCCGCGGAAGTCGTAGGTGCCCGCGCCACCTGCCTTGACCTGGCCGCCCTCGCCGCCCTTGTGGATCGACCGGACCTCGCCCATGACGCGCGACCACGCGACGTGCACGGGGACCTGGTCGGGCCCGTCGGGGCCGGGCTCGGAGATGTTCACCTCCGGCAGCGGACCGGCCGGGACGGGCGGGGCCGCCGCAGGGACGGGCGCCGGAGCGGGCGCGGCCGCGGGCCCACCGTTGGCCATGCGGGCGGCGTTCTCACGCAGAGACATCGACGTTGTCCTCCTTCAACCGGCGCTCGCGAGCGACGGTGAAGCGCTTGTAGGGGGTGGTCTTGACGCACGCCGCGTAGGCGTCGGGGAACTGCTCGGCGAGGCGCTCCAGATCGACGGACTCGCGCACCAGCGGGTCGCCGTCGCGGTTGACGGTGTCCAGGGAGTAGGCCGCGACCGGCTGGTCATAGAGCGCGGCGGCCTCCGCCGAGCCGAGCAACTCGACCAGCGCGACGCGCGCGGCGGCCTTGGCCTTCTTCGCGCGGCCCTCGCGGATGCGGTGGGTCTCGTAGTCGGTGATGAGGAGCTGGGCGTCGAGCGCCTTCTCCCCGTCCAGCCGGGCGATCCCCGACCGGTCGGGGTGGAGCTGGTCGTACAGGTCCATCACGGCGTCGGCGTTCTCGTCGCCGGTCAGCGCGGGCACCCGCTGCGCGAGCACGTGCTCGGTCCAGAACCGATCGACGGCGGTCACGATGTCGGCGATCAGGTCCGCGTGCTCGCCCCGGCGCACGATGTACTGCCTGTAGTCGTTTCCGCCGACCAGGCACGCGACGTGGACGTGATCCATGCCGGTGACGTGGAGCTGCCACAGCGTTTGCGCGAGCACGTCGTCCGGCACCGCCCGGCGCCAGCGGCCGGCCAGCCACGCCGACCTGGACTTGACCTCCAGCGCGCAGATCTCGCCGCGCTCGCGCTGCTGCGGGCACTCGCGGACCAGCCGGTCCAGGGTGCACCGGTGGTGGTCGGCGTCACGCCGCGCGATCAACCCGATTCTCCGGACGACGGCGCGGTTGCGGCGGGCCCACTCCCGGGCGATCGTCTCCTCGTGCAGCGTGCCCCAGAGCGCGGCCTCGCCCGCGTCGTCGTCCACCGGGAGCGCGTGGGTCTTGTCGTAGTAGACGGCCTGCGCGTTCCCGTGGCTGCCGACGCCGAGGATGGCGGCGACGTCGGAGGAGCCGATCCCGCCGCGCCGGGCGGCGAGCCAGTCGGCGCGGTCGGCCGACGCGGGCGAGATCAGCACGTACGGGCGGGGCGCGCTCACCGGGTCCTCCGCATCAGCGACCGCATCGACGCCGCGAACAGCAGCTCCATCGCGTCGGCCTGGTCGTCGCGGGTCTGCGCCTCGACACGGTCCGCGTCGCGGTCCCACCAGGGCCGCGCGTCCATGTCGTAGGCCCCGGACTCCAGCTCGGCCAGCACCTCGGCCGCCTGGACCGCCTGCTCCCACGCGTCACTAGCACCCGGTGCCAGCGCCAGCGCAGCGGCGTCCGCGCGCGGGTCGGCCGTCTGGACCGCCCACGCGACCAGCCGAGTCCACTGCCGCGCCATCAGGTGCGGGGTGACCGGCCGCAGCCGCGCGGGGCGGGTCGGCCGGTCCAGCAGCAGCGCCGTCATGCCGCACCACCGATGTCGGCGGCCGCCGCCCGCACGATCTCCGCGACGGCCGTGTGGCCGAGCTGCTCCAGCACCCGCGCCAGACCCTCCGCCTCCTTCGGCGACACCTGCACCGACGCACCGTGCTCGTAGCCGACGACCACGACCCGCGGGCCGCTGCCGCAGCGGCGCTCCTCGCGCGGGTCGGTGAACTGGTGCCAGATCGCGTACGCCTTCACGTACGGGCCGAACTCCGCGCTCGTGGTCAGCACGCGGCGCATCTCGCCGTAGTGGTCGGTGATCCAGTCCAGGGGCATCCGGTCGGTGGCGTGGTCCTGGACGCACCAGGACGGGCAGGCCGGGCGCGGCGGGGTGGGCACGTCGGCCGCCGCCGTGGGGTTGAGCGCCGTCACCGGGCACCCCCGGCGGGCACGTAGCGGGCGCCATAGCCCTGCGCGTACGACAGCGCCATCTCCTCCATGCCGCACGACACGTCCACCTCGACCGCCAGGACCGTCCCGAGACGCCCGTCGGTCCGCTCCACGACCGCCAGGCCCCCGAGCAGCTCCTCCGGCTGCCAGTACGGCCGCCAGTCATGAGATAGGTCCCAGCCCATCCGCTCGATCGTGATCGTGTGCCCCGCGTCGGCCAGGTCGGCGCGGACGTCGGCGATCAGCGGGTACACCGGGCCCGGCGCGGCCGCGACCACGTCCGCGAGCCGGTAGAACACCGCGCGGCCGATCACGACCGCGACCAGTGCGCCGACCAGGATCAGCGTGCGGCGGGAGGCGGTGATGCCCAGCCGCGCGGCCAGCGCGGGGAAGGCGGTCGCGGGCACCAGGGCCTCGCGACGGGGTGCGATGATGGACATCGGTTCTGCTCCTTGCGTAGAGGTGAGGGAGTAGGCCGTGGGTCCGTCCGGCCGGGTCAGAGCGGCCGGCGGGCCCGATTTCGTTCAGGCGCTCTTAATCGCCTCGGCGGGCGTGACGTCCAGGTGCAGGCGCAGCAGCCGCGCCAGCCGCCGGATCTCGTCCGGCGACAGCGGCCGGTCGGTCTGCGCGTCCTCCCAGCCCGCCCGGAACGCCTCGTCCGCCGTCCGGCAGATGCGGCCCGAGGGCTGCTTGGCGGCGGGCATCAGAGCGACGCCCCGCAACCGATGCAGCGGGCCCGGAACGGCTCGTTGACCGTGCCGCAGCCGCACTTTTTGAGCGGCCCCTTGGGTGGGTTGGCCAGGACGACGACGCGGACCGCGAGTGCGACCAGCGCGCGGCGGATCACGCCGACTCCCGGGCGGGCGTCAGCGTGGACGCATCGGCTGCGTCCATCAGCTCGCGCAGCTCGGCGGCTCGGCGCACGTCCACGGCCGTGAGCCCGACCGCGTGGGCGTAGGCGTTGGCCATGGCCCGGGACGCGGGGTAGCCGTTCTCAAAGTTGAGTACCGAGTCCGGGTGCACCTGGTGCCCCAGTTCGGCCATGCGTGCGGCGACGTCGCGGGAGGTAAGGCCGTGGGCCTCACGTATGGCCCGCAGCGGCACCATGGGAGGGATTCGCATGACGCCATCTTGCGCTAGGTAGCGATGGGTGTCAATGGGAACAGCGCTACATAGCGGTGATGGGTTGAAAAGGTGGCGACATGGACCGACAGGGAGCGCTATCCAAGGTTGATAGGTCGCCCTTACCTCGCTCGACCCATAGCGAGCCATCGTGCATCATTGCCGTCATGGGCTCTGATCCCGGCAACGATTGGCCCCGGCTGGCGCGCTTCGTTCTTGAGCGCCGCAACGAGCTGGGGCTCAAGCAGGAGGAGGTCCGCCAAGCTGGCGGGCCCTCTACCGCCACCCTGCGCAACATCGAAGGCGCGTCCCAGGCCAGCTACAAGCCGCACATCCTGGCTGGACTGGAGCGGGCGCTCCAGTGGAAAACCGGCAGCGTCCAGGCCATCCTGTCTGGCGGGGAGCCGCTCACCGCCGAAGCGGCAGCGCGCGAGGGGCTGGCACGCGAACGCGCCGGCCAGCCGACCGTGGCTGACATCGTGCAGCAGCACGACGAGATCCTTGCCAAGGTCAAGGAGTTCCTCGCCGACGCCGACGCGCGCGAGGAGCGGGTGCTCCTGGGGATGCTGCAAGCGCTCCGCCAGAGCCGCAGCGACTGAGACGCGTTAGACGTACAGGAGTGTTCATTAGTTCACTCGGGTCTGGGTGAGACTTTCCTATCCCTACCGAATGATGCGTTTTGATCACGTTACGGCGCATGATTGGACATTCCACGACGCCGACGGCGTCACAGAAGTTGGGATGACCACCGCCGGTACCCGCGACGCGGACCCTCCGCGAGAGTCCGTGACCAGCGCTGATCGCCCCTGGGACCACCTAGGAGCAGCCCAGTGCAGACCCGCAAACCCCCGCACCTGTCCACCCTCGTGCGGCACGCCGCCATCGCCGCGCCGATCGCCGTAGGGGCGTTCATCGTGGCCGTCGAGCTGACCTCGGGCGCTGATCCGCTCGCGGTCGGGCTGACGTTGATCGTGCTCGGCGCCGTCGCCGCCACCACGGTCATCGCCGTCAAGGTGCTGAACAAGCGCCTGACGCGACTGGAGCAGGGATTGGCCAGGGTCACGGGGATGCAGCAGCAGCACGACGACGACCTGATGCTGCTGGCTGCGCAGCAGCGAGACGCGACCCTCGCCATGCAGGTCAGGGTGGAACGTGCCACCGAGGGGCCGCGCGGCACCGAACCCAGCGGCGCCAACCGGCTCAACTAG